AACCGGTATTCGATTCGGTACTCGGCCTGGTACAGATCGTCACCAAGGGTGACCCGGATAAGGTCAGGAAACTCACCCGTAACCCCGGCCGCTTCTTCGAAACCCTGATGGAAGACGAAGGGGGCGCGTTACGGGGTTTTTTATCCCACAATCAGGGCAAATGAGTTGTGAGGTGATCTCGGCGATGGGGACGGCATCGATGACTGAGCGAGCGCGGGTGAGGGTTTCGTTCTCTATTTGGGCTCGACAGGCGAGGTGGACGAAGTAGCGCATGGAATGACGACGCCCTGGGGGGATTCCGGTGTTTCGACGGACAATACACTGGTTTTCCAGGATGCGTTCACCGCATACCGGGCAGGGTTCTTTTTGGTTGGCTTGGGCTGTAAACGGGGTACCAAATGAGGGATTCATGGGGATCTAGTCCTCCTTTTCGGTCTTCGCGGGCCTCCAATCCTTCGGGCTCGGCTGGGTTCGTTTTCTAAGGCACCGGTGGCAGGTGATGACCTCGTGGCCATCGGGGTAATAGGCGACCTCGACGTCGTAGTCGGAATAGACCAGGCCGTGGCAGACCGAGCAGATGGTGACGATGTGGTTGGTCATGGGCAGTGTTCATCGTTTCGAGATGGCTCCTTCCTGGGCGTGGCGGCGTCGTTCTCGCTCGATCTCTTCGTGGTCGGACAAGTAGACCGCAGGACGCGGTTTCTCGTCCTGGGGTTCAAGCCAGTAGGTTTTTGTTCCCACCCGGAGCTTGACACGCAACAGGGTGCGGTGCAATATCCAGGCGATACCACATATCCACACGAGAGCCTCTAGAGGGCCACTGATCCAGTCCATCTTGAACCTACAAAATTAGGGGTTCGAGAGTGTTGTAGATACCGGAGGGATCATGCCCAGAGCCAAACGCCCCGTCAAGAAAAAGGAAGACTATTACGGGATGGACCCCCGGGAATTAACCCCCGAAGAGCTCTCTTTTATCAAGTTCAAGGAGGATCACGGCTCGGTCGAAGAGCTTGCCAAACTCCAGGGAAGAGAGCAAGAAACCAAAGACCAACTCCAACCGGTATTCGATTCGGTACTTGGCCTGGTACAGATCGTCACCAAAGGTGACCCGGACAAGGTCCGGAAACTCACCCGTAACCCCGGCCGCTTCTTCGAAACCCTGATGGAAGACGAAGGGGGCGCGTTACGGGGTTTTTTATTGGCCAGAGCCATGCACGAAGTCGTCAACAAACCCTCCAAGAAAGACCCCCTGGAGTGGGCACGGTTCATTATCGACGTCATGGCCATGAGCAAGGCCCCCGTCCAGATCCCAGAACGCCAGGGAGGTGAACTGCACCTTGGAGCCAAACGAGCACCTGCGTCGATTACCGATGAGATCCTTCGCGGGCTGGGTCACGCTGGCGAACGAACTCAAGGAGAAGAAGGCCCCGGAAGCTGACGTCACCTACTGCCTCGCCCGGGCCTACACCTGCGAGGATGGATTCTACCGCTACTGCCACGACGTCCTGGGCTATACCGACCTCTACGAGCCGTTCCACCAGCCGATCTGTGACCTGGTGGTGAGCCCCCGGCGTTATAAACTGCTCCAGGCGGCCCGCCAGAGTTTTAAGAGCTCCATTGGAACAATCGGCTACGCAACCTGGAGGATTGCCAAAGAGACCATCGAAACCGGCCACTGTAATATTCGCATCCTCATCGCCTCCGAAGTCCTCGACCTGGCCAAAGAGTTCACCAAAACGATTAACAACATGCTCCAGGAACCCCGCTGGAAGGAATTCTACGGCGATCACCGAGGGAGTGAACGCAAAAGCGGATGGGGAAGCTACACCTTTACCTCGAAGTACCGTACCCTGGCCCGGACCAAAGAGCCCACCGTCAGTTATATGTCACTCGAAGCCCCCAAAACCGGGTTCCACTATGACCTGATTATCGCCGATGACCTAGAAGCTGAACGCACATCCGCCTCCCGAGATCAGATCGAACGCTGCTGGAGCTTTTATCGGTTGCTGCACTCGCTCCTTGAACCCGTCAATGGCCAACTGAGCCTGATCTCCACCCGCTGGCACTATGATGACATCTACTCGCGCATTATCGAACGCAACGATACGGAAGATGAACACGATAAATTCAAAATGGTCATTCGGCCCGCTCGGTCCAAAAGCGGAGAACTCACCTGGCCCGATCGGTTCTCCGATGAGGTCCTCGCAAGCCTACTTGCCAAACAGGGAAGCTATATCTTCTCCTGCCAGTACCTCCTCGATCCCGTGCCACCCGAAGACCGTACATTCAAACTCGAATGGATCAAGTACATCACCGCCAACCAGATCGACCCCCAGCGACGTTATCGCGTGTTCGTGGGCGCGGACTTCGCCTATACCCCCCAACGTAACGTTGACAAAGGGGAAACACGACTCGCCGATTACACAGTGATCTTGACCGCCGCGGTGGATGATCGCTGGAACTACTACCTGCTCGATTGGTATCGAAAACGCTGTACAAAACTAGAAGGTGTCCAGGAACTATTCCGCCAGTACGTGACCCACAAGGCAATCCAAATTGGCCTTCAGAAAAACGATCGCCTCCTCGTGGATGACAACATCATCCATTACGCCTTCAACCAACGTATGTTCCAACCCCGGCGGGAATACATCTCCTACCCGGCAGGTACTTCAAAGTTCGATCGCATCGAAACCATTCTCCAGCCTCTCTTTGAAGCCAATAAAGTCTTCCTGCTCCCCAATATGAAGTGGATGGAACAGGAACTCCTGGACTTCCCGCGCGGCGCCCACGATGACGGCGCCGACGCACTCGTTAACTTGGTCCATATATCTCGCCCCGCTGCCGGGATCAAAATGAAGAAACAGAAACTCACCGATATCCAACGCCGGATTGCATTCCTCAAACGCGGGATCTATGTCCCCGAAGGAGATGAACGTTCATGGAAAACGTTCTAGACCAAAAACAACTCCGCTCACTCGCTGCCGAATACTTCGAGACCCAAGATCGTGACAAACGCATCGTGGCTGCTCGCTACGTGACCACCTGTAACGAACATGCTAAGAGCCCACGCGACATGGGGTTTTTGCAGTTTGTTGAGTGGAAACTAAACGGTATACAAAATAGCGGTTGACGCAGGGTGACGTTGCCCGTAAAGGAGACATCATGGCCAAGAAGAAAAATAAGATCGAGCTGGCGATCGGGAAGTTGCTCCACAAAAACGACACAATGATGACCAAGATGCGCGGGAAGATCAAACCCATCGGCATGGCCAACATCACCGCCGATACGACATCCACCGACGCGATGATCGAGTCTGAGCTCAAACGGAAATCGAAGTTCGCAACTACTCCCTCCCCCTACTCCAAGGTCCCCCCCAAGAGTCCCAAAAAGAAACGAGGCAAATAATGGCCAAGAAATGTCCTCCAGATTCCAAGAAACCAGGTAAGAAGATGCCCAAGGGCGGGAAGAAGGGCTATTAGCCCATGCCGTACACCAAGAAGACCAAGGGACTCTGTGGCGCAGACCTCGGCCGGATGAAAAAGGGCAAGAAGACAAAAACAAGCATGACCGAGGAACAGTTGATCGAGTGCGTGAAGTCGCCCACCAAACGCGCGGTTAAGAAAAAGAAGAAGTAACCATGGCCAAACTTAAAGAAGGACTTCCCCCAACCGGGCCACGGGGATATCCAAAGAAATCACCGAAGGCACCGAAGGCACCGAAGGCCAAGAAGAAAAAGCTGTCCGAGTATGAGAAGTATGCGCCACTACTTGGCAATGACGTGAAGACGAAGGGGAGATCCAGGGTCAAAGCTCCAATCGTTCCGTTCTACTACGATCCAAAACACGAGTTGACGCCACTCCAGAAGAAAAACCTGGAGGCGGAGATCGATCGGATGCTCAAACGCCCGATACGAAAAAAGAAATGAAAGAAAAAGAAGGGCTCTCACCTCCTGGCGGCACAGGTGGGGCTAGTTTTAACGAGGAACAGTGGCAAGCGATCGAAAAGGAGATCGCAACACTCCTGCGACGCGGAAAAATCATGCGCGGAGCTCGAAAAGTGTTCGACGAGACCAGCGAGGCTGGTAAAAAAGCGATCAAAGTGAGCCCGGTAAAGCCAAAGAAGAAGAAGAAGTGATACTCGGTGTCGTTTTTTTGTTCGTCGTGCCGATGTTTGTTCGATGGAGATGATGAGTTCTTTAACCAGCCGTGTCCGACGTGTTCCCGTTTGGTCCCCACTATAGAAAAGTGGGAACCACGATCCCCGGGTGGCCCTGGATCGTACTTCGATGGCTCCCTGGGATTGGAAATCACCGGGAAACGGCATAAACAACGCGTATTGAATGAACGCGGCCTGGTCGAAGTCGGAAATGAAGCGATTCCAAGCCCGGTAAACGCAACCCCCAAGATGTTAAGCGATGAAGAATGGAGACGAGCATGGAACGAGGCCTCATCTACGAGCCCCAGCGAGACTGGCGATGCCTGAAATGCAATGCGCTCTTGGCCAAGTACAGAAATACAGATACCGAGCTCTTGCGCGCCATCTCGATGATCGAGATCCGATGCCGGCGCTGTCGTGCGATGAATGAAATCGAGTTCCCGGAAGCAAAAACCACATGCCTGATCAGTTAGCTAAAGATTTGCAGATCCTTCTCGCTGAGAGCAAGAAGTTGCGCAAAGAACGCGACGATTGCTGGAAGGAGAACATGGACTGGTTGTTGGGTAAACAACAACTCAATAAGCCACAGTGGAAAGCCAATACGGTTACCAATTTCCTGTTCTCCCAGGTGATGACCATTGTGCCCAAGCTCTGTGGCAACACCCCGGAGTTCGATATCCGGCCCGAAGCGTCCGAGATGCAGGGCCAGGCCGATGAACTCACCCGGCTGATCAAACGCATTCTGATCCGCAACGATTTCGACCGACGCCAGATTGAGTTTCTGACTAATTTGCTCGTCTACGGCATCGCCTACTACAAGATCACCTTCGATGAAGGACTCTGGGGTGGCGATGGCGATTTCCGCATCGAATCGGTCGATACCAGAAACATCTACCTAGAACCAGGCAAGATGTCGCTGCGTGATTCAAACTACGTCTTCGAGACCCGCAATATCGACAAGCTGACCCTCTACCGGATGTACCCGGATAAAAGAGCCAAAATCGATGAGGTCTTCAAGAAGGCTGTTTCTAAACCCGAGCAAGGGATTGAATCCGCGGGCCGAGCCGAAATCGGCCGGCATGCCTCCGGCCCTACCGATCCCATCGATACCACGGTCGAAGCCTATATCTTCGACCAGGTAATGAAACGCGACGGCGATCGAGAGTCTGTGGAGATTATCGAAGCCTGGTTCTACGATGAACGAACCATCGTCGATGCACAGAAAACACTTCACCCCGAAGGAACAGCAAAAACCACGAAACTGTGGGCCAATAAAGACGAGGGAGAAAAAGCCTATCCCACTGGACGGCTCGTTACGATCGTGGGCGCTGAAGTGTTCGACGATGCCCCCAACCCGTTTCCAGATTTCCCCTACGTCGATGTCGTCAACTACTACATCCCGGGCTACCCCTACTCGATGAGCGAACTCGAACAAGTCAAGCCGCTCCAAGAACAGTACAACATCCGCAGTAACCAGATCTTTGATCTGTTGAACTACACGGTGGCCCCGATTCGCCTCTATGACGCACGCTCTGGCCTGGAACCAGATGAGATTACCAACCGGCCTGATCAGTGGATCGGGGTAACCGATGTCCAGGGGATCTTGCAGCTCAACTCTCCACCCATTCCCGGCTCGATCTTTGACTCGCTTCTAAAACTCCAGAAGGATATCGAGACCATTATGGGCGTTCGCGAAGTCACCCAGGGTTCGGTGCCCGGGGATATTCGCTCTGGATTTGCAATTGAACAGCTCCAAGAAGCCGCGGAAGTGCGCCTGCGTTTGAAACTAAAGATCGTGGAAGGGGCGCTCCTCGACATGGCGAAGTATCTCACACGCATGATCGGGGTCTTTTACCGACCCGGTACTCATTACAGAGACACGTTTGACCTGCGAGGAGCGATTCCCGACGTGTTCACCTACACGCTCAAAGTCGGGGCTTCGTTGCCATCATCCAAGTACAGCCAACAGCAGTTTATCCAGTGGATGTTCAACTCGAAGATCGTGGATGAAATGTATGTGATCGAGAACACCGACATCCCCGGCAAAGACGACCTCCTCGAACGGATGAAGGCCGTGTGGGATGCACGTAAAGCGGCCGAGGCTGGGGCCATCGCAGAAGCTCAGGCGGGCGGACAACCTCCGCCACCGCCAGGAGGATAATTCAATGCCGACTCCCGTGAACACATCGGGTGGCAATAGCCCGGTTCAACAGGCGGCTGTACAGAATATGCGAGGGGGCGCGACTGCCAGTACCCCTCCAACCCAAGCACCCGTTCCCGGCGGAGCCCCAGGCCCCGCGGGTGGCGCATCGCCACTTCAGGGACAGGGCGGGGAAGTGGCGACACTCCTAGCTCAAGCGTTCGATGCGCTTTTGAAGACGGGGCCGACGCCACAGAACCTCGCTGCGCTAGAAGGATTCTGGCGCATGGTGAGTGGTCTTAATCCGGCAGGGTCGAATCCTCAAGCACCTCTTGGACAAGCACCCGGGAATGCCCCGATGCCACCGACACCCGCACCGAGCGGGATCGCGGGTATGGGCAGCCCCATGGTGCCTCCACGACAAGTCTAAAGGAGACGTTTTATGGCTGAAGACAATGACAAGATCGACAATGAGCCGATAGAAATCCCCGCGGGTGAAGAATCGACGGATTCAACTACCCCTGAGGCTCCCACAGGCGCCGATCTTGACACGCTTTCGAAGCAGTACGGGATGTCCCCGGCGGACGTCATCAAGGCATACGGGGAAGCCCGAACCCAGATGGCGAAGTCCAACCAGGGACTCGCGGACTACAAGAAGCGTATGGAATGGGCGGAGCAGTTCTCTCGCGAGCTCACCAATCGCCAGGGACTTCGTGAACACATCGAGGGATTTTTTGAGAACTCGGGTGAACGCGGTGTCCCCAACGAGGTGCGCAACGCGATCGATCCGGTCGCTCAGGATGTGGCCCAGTTGAAAGCAACCCTTTATAGCTATGAGATGAATCAGAAACTCGACAAGATCGCGAAGGACCATCCGATGGACCAGGCTGTACGCGACGCGATTTTTGAGAGGGTCTATCAGACTCAAAGCCCTGATGTAGAAGCCCATTACTGGCTGATCATGGGGCCGCGGATCGCTGCGTCAAAGGACATGGTGATCGCCGATCAAGCACAGGTATCTCGCACCAAAGGGGTCTATCAACCCCTCAAAGGCGGGGGCGCTGGTCGGAAAGCGGATTTGAAGGGGATGACCGACGCGGAACATTCTGAAGCGCTGGACAATGAGCTGGCATCCATGTTCAGGCGGACAGAATAAGTAAGAAGGTGAACAATGGCTCTCACGTTCGACCAGATCACAGCGATCACGAACAAGTATTACATGCCAAAGTTCCCCGAGCTGGTCTTCAAGCAGAACTATCTTCTGAAGCGTCTCTGGGGCAAGGGGACAAGACCGTCCAGCGGTGAGTCGATCAAGCAGCCGGTGATGTACCAGATCTCCAAGGGTGGCGCGTATCGCCCATACGATACGTTCGACATCTCGGCGGAGGATCAGGTCACGGCGGCTGATTTCACCTGGAAATACTACGAAGTTCCGATCACGATTTCTCGTGACGAGACTTTGAAGAACGACGGGCCAGAGGGGATTCGGAAGCTGATGGATGCCAAGATGCAGCTCGCGCGGGAACAGATGTCACAGTTGCTCGCCAACGATCTCTACTCAAACTCGACCAACGATTCGAGCGCGGGGCTAAACGGGCTGGACAACCTGCTCGATGATGCCGCGGCGACCTCGACGTTGACCGGTGTTGTGGGTGGAGCGGTGGCCGGTGGCATCAATAAGAACCAGAATATCTGGGGGGCGGGCAAGATCCGTTCGCTGGGTGGGACTGGTATTACATTGATGTATTTGCTTTTGAACAAAGCGTGGTTCGACGTGGTAGACGGCAACATCAAGCCGACCATCTTGGTGGGCCACAACAAATCGGTTCAGCAATATATGTCGAGCCAACAGAGCAATCAGCGGTACATCAAGCAGGATGACCTGACGGCCGGATTTGTGTCTACGGAGTTCAATGGAACCCCGTTTATCGCGGATCTAAACGTCCCTGATTTTGGTACCACAACGGAAACGCGTAACCGCGTGTACATGCTCAACGAGGAGTATTTGGACCTCGTGACGCACTCGAAAGAGAATATGCGG